TAACCCTCATTAGTGATAATGGGGATTTGTGTCAGAAGTGGACTGTATAAGAAAATTTACTTTTCCTTTCTTATTCAGTTTAAAAATACAGAGATTATATCTAATATATTATGAAGGTTTTTAACTACCATGGAAAATAAATGGAATATTGATTATAAAAGACCAGCTAAGAATAGTGATAATTGGTACACGATACAACAAGAATCATTTACTATTGATAAAAAAGAGTTCATTTTAAATAAGTTTAAGGAGGACTTTCCGAACTTAACAATATCAGATTATAATCAATTTGAATTAGTCTTAAATAGATCATCTAAATTACAGGAATGGTATAGTATAATTTCTATATTATATACAGATTCAATACAATTACCTGTTGCTTATAAAGATTTGTTTGAGCCTGAAGAATATAAGGGCTATTTTAAAGATATGCAGGATTATAAATCTAATTTAGCTAAAGAGTCTGCAGAAATTGAAGAATTATCAAAGGAATTTGATGAAAAATTAAAAGTTATTAAAGAAAGATATAAAAATAAAAATAATCAAATTATTTCTCAAAATAAATATTATCCAATTATAACTCTTAATGGTAACGATTTACCTATTTCAATTCAAATTGAAATTGAAAGTTATACACCTAAAACAGGTGAAATAACTCAACAAAAATCATTATATTCCCGTGAATGTTTAATTAATTACAAAAGATCTTTAATCGAATTAGTAAAACGTAATCCTGAGGTCGACATTTTAGAAGTAATTGAAGAAATGAAAATAAAGTAACGAACCCTGATTACAATAATTCTCTTAAATTTTTAAATAAATTTGAAAAATATGAAAAATGGTTGAACAGAATTGTGTGGAGACCTCATTTTAATCCTTTTACAAATACTTCTAATACTAAAAGAAAATATTCTGGAAATATAAGAAAATACGGTATGAATGAAGTTTCTGAGTTTTTATATAACTTACAAAATGCGTATAATTATAAAAATAATATTGAGAAAGTCCTTTCTAATAAGATAAAAAGATATCCAATATATAAAACAGAAATGTTTAATAATAAAATTTATACAAGTTTTAAATATACTAATTTAGAAGGTTTTAAAACACACTTTAATATTAACAAAACAAATCGAATTGTTGGTTATACTCCTGATTATATTGGAAGTTCACCATCTAAAATTATTAAAAATGATAATTTATTTACAAAAGTCTTTTTACGTTACAAAAGTATAATAAAAGATAATACTTCTTCATCATTTTATAATGATATTATGAAAAGTGGTAAAGATACTAGAATTGTATATTCATCTGGATATACAACTTGTAATTCACACCTAAAAGAGTTTTTTAAAGATGATGAATCTAAGTTAAAAGCTAGTGACATTATAACTTTTTTAAGATTTACTAAGAATAAATTAATTTATTCACCAAAAATCTCTTTTTATGATAATAAGGAATTGGATTTTAATATAAGAATAAATCTTGAAGCTAATCCAGGACACTACACTTCAAAATTGATTTCTAATAAAAAGAGAAATACTACTGAAGTTTCTAGAACTGTTGCTAAAAGATTTTATAATAATATTAGAAATCATGCTCCAATGAAGAATTTTTATCTTTGGTCAATTTTAGGTAGAGAAAAAGATATTAAGCTTGAGGATTGCAATGAACCAAAAAATGTTGGCACTAGAGCTATTATGGCCACGGAAGATCCGATGTCAACATTATTAATGTGGTTTGCTCAAAAAATTCAATTATCATTGAATAATGAAAATAATAAAACGTTTAATGTTTCTGGTGAATATAATATAGAAAAGTGTAATAAATTATTCTCATATAAAAAAGATTTTGATTATTATATTGAAGCAGATTGGACATTTTTTGACTCAAATGCTGATGGTGAATTTATTAAAGCTGCTGGATGTGTCTTACTTGATAGTCTTCCAAATGATAAATTACATACAAGAATTAAATATACTATTATAAAAAGTATATTAACTAAATACGTTGCACTACCACCTGGAGTCGTTGTTGAATTAAATCGTGGAGTTCCATCTGGTCATCCATTTACAACATTAATTAATTGTACTTTAAATACTATTTATTGGTCTTTAATTGGCTACGAAATTTATGGAGACAATTATCAAGACTTCATGAAAATTGAGGTTTATGGTGATGATGCTTTAGTGTTTTTTAAAAATAATAAAAAACTTTCTCAAATTGATGAAATTATTAAAAAAATTGGTTTAAGAGCTGAGCCATTAAAAAACGAATTTAGATTATGTAATTTTGATTATAAAAAAGATGAATTACCAGATTTTTTAAAAAGAAGATATTATGAAAATAATTTAATATGGAATCATAAAAAATTATTTGATAAACTCTTTTATCAAAGTAGAAAAAGATCAATAAGTGAGCAGGTAGAATTACTATTATCATATATTAATACAGCACCAAAAGATGATGACTTACTAGAATTTTGTAAAATTACTTATAAGTACTTAAAAGAAGAGTACAATAAAGATATCTTTATAACAAACGAATCATTTAAACAACTGGAGAAACTTGTACATCAGGGATCTGTGGATAAAAGAATTATAGAAAGATTTCAACTATCAAAAATAAATGTATTAAATTTTGATTTAGATAACAAATTTAAAAATATTTTAAGTATTTCAGGTATTTATCTGAATTATACAAAAAATGATTACTTAGTTACTTTATTGAAAAATAATCAAGTTGAAATATTATATAATTTAGCCTATCCTCCTGACTTTACAGTTAGAAACAAATTCATATTAGATTATGATATCCTAGAAAGAGACATAAAAGAATATCACTTAAATTATGAGGGAAACAGAAAAATATTTATAAATGAAATAAATACTAAAATTTCTAATATAATCTATAAAAAGGGATAAAAATATAATCATTCTAGGTGACATCTCTCTACCCATATACCA